CAAGCGTAAAGATCATAAGATACCTCTAACCATAAAGTATGATGCTCCTTCATTTTTGAAGTTTAGTGACCCCACACTTCAGGCTTTACTTGATAAGATTAAAGGTCACACTTTTGATATGAACCCAAAGACTGGTCATGTTGTGTTACCTGAGTTCTTAGGTAAGCATTGTTACACGTTCGGCAGTGGTATTTATCAATTAGGAGTTGGAGGTATACACTCAGTTCATGATAAGAAAGTCTGTTACATTGCAGGTGATAAGGTGATGGGTGAGCTGGATGCTGCTTCATTCTATCCGTCTATTATCCTGGAGTGTGGCTTTATACCAGAGACGTTAGGTGAAGACTTCATACGTGAATACCGTAGGATATATACTCAACGTCTGGCGGCTAAAGCCTCAGGAGATGTAACTACCTCTGAGACGTTAAAGATTAGTCTTAACGGAACATTCGGTAAGCTGGCCAGTAAATACTCAGTGCTATATGCTCCTGACCTTATGCTGGCTGTGACCCTGACAGGGCAACTAACTTTGCTCATGTTGATCGAGAGATTAGAGTCAGTTGGAGTTGAGACTTTGAGCGCTAATACTGACGGTATAGCAGTTCGTTATGATAACGCGATACAAGTCCAGGTAGATGAGCAGGTGTCTCAATTCAGTGAGCTGTCTAAATTTGTTTTTGAGTTCACACCGTACCGTGTGTTAGCTATGAAAGATGTTAATAACTACATAGCAGTTAAGACTGATCGCTCACTTAAAGTAAAGGGTATTTATTCTCAGTTGTCACTACGTAAAAACCCCACGGCTCAGGTCTCCTCAGATGCCGTAGGAGCGTGGTTAGCTAATGGTACTGAAATTGGTGAGACAATTTACCATAGTCCGTTCGCTAACTTCATAAGTGCGAGGAACGTAACTGGGGGTGGTAAGCAAGAAGGTAAGTATTTAGGTAAGGTTGTTCGCTGGTATCAGAGTACTGAATCAATTGAACCTATTCGATATTATACCAACGATAATAAGGTGCCAAAAAGCGATGGTGCCAGAGCATGTATGATTGTAGAAGATTTCAAAACTCATCCACATGATCTTGATTATAATTGGTACTTAAAAGAAGCTATTAAAATAGTAGTCGCTGTTGGTGGGGTTAAATATTTAACGGCTGATCAATTAGCACTAGTCGCACCACAACCGAAAAGAAGGAAGAAAAATGATGGAAAATAATTCCAATAAAGTATTTGTGGTGCAGGTAGATCACAATAAAGATATGTCAGACGCTAAGAAGTATGGTCAGTTACAAGCGGTGTTCGGCAACCCACGTAAGCCTTATGACACCCACTCAATGGTTAATAAAGCACGGGAAATATTAGAAGATTGGTCAGATGGTGATTACCTGCTAATGTTAGGCGACCCAACCTTATGTGGTGTTTGTATGGCGGTAACTGCAGAGTTTACTGACAGCGTTAATATTTTAAGTTGGGACCGAAATTCGTTCTCTTACATTCCACAGCAGTGGGAGTTCGGCCAGAGTAGCCAACGCACAATACACACGGCAGATTGACAGCTGCCACAACCCTAGAAGGAGAACAAAATGTCAAAAGTAGAAAAGGTAGTTAAAGTAGATGATTGGCAGTCCAGCTTACGTAAGGGGCAACAGAAAGTCCCGCCACGTATTTGCATTTATGGTGGCCATGGTATCGGTAAGAGTACGTTAGCGTCAGAGTTTCCTAAGCCTATTTTCATAAGCACTGAAGATGGTTTAGACTCTTTAGACGTGACCAGCTTCCCTAAAGCTAACAGCGTTATTGATGTGGTTGAAAGTATCAAAACATTGATACGTGAAGACCATGGTTATCGCACTGTAGTTATAGATACTGTTGACTGGTTGATTGAACCGCTCATAACCAAAAGTATTGAAGAAGCTCACGATGCTAAAGAGTTGGCCTATGGCAAAGGTCAGATGATGGTAGCGGAAGAGTTCCGTGAGATCTTACAAGGTCTTGACCATTTACGTATAAAGAAGAACATGAATGTCGTTCTTGTTGCTCATGCCTCGGTCACTAAGTTTGAAGACCCACGTACTGAGCCGTATGATCGATATCAACCAAAGTTACCTAACCGATGTAACGCTCTATTGCAAGAGTGGACAGATGTGTTAGCGTTTTGCGCTTTCAAAGTGTTGATACGCAAGAGTGACTCTGGCTTCAATAATACGAAGAACAGAGGTGTGACCACAGGAGAACGACTATTACATTTAATCGAGAACCCTGCGTATGTCGCTAAGAATCGTTACCGTTGCCCAGAAGAAATAGAAATGAGCATCGATAACCTTAAATCAATAATCCCAATAGCAGAATAGGAACTATTACCATGGCTAAATTTAATTTTGATCCATCCGAAGTAGAAGCATCAACGTACGGTTCAGACCAGTCTTACGAGATCATGCCTGACGGTGAGTATAAGTTAGCAGGTGTGGATGCTGAAGAGAAGCAAACGCAAAAGAAGAACGGCACTTACATCAATGCTAAGTTTGAAGTCGTTGACGGCCCACACACTGGACGTTTTATCTGGCAGAACTTTAATATCGTTAACCCCAACGAGACCGCTCAACGTATCGGTCGTCAAGAGTTAGTAGCTTGGGCTACCGCTTGTGGTAAAGCCACTGCTGACGATACTGATAAGCTGTTAGGTAAGATATTCTCAGCTAAGATTGGTGTTGAGAAAGGTACTGGCGGTTATGCTGATAGTAATCGTATTAAGGCATTTTTAGTTGGATCTCCTAGTAGGGCTCCAGCGCCTATGAATACGCCAGCTCCAGCGGCTCAAGCTCCGGTAGCTGAAACTTCAGGTGCAGCATCAAGTAATCCTTGGGATTAATCGTTAACCTTAGACGCTCGGCCTTTTAGGTCGGGCGTCATTATCAGGATGATACAATGGCTACTATCCCATCAACAATCGGTGATCAGATGATCACTAAGATATACGAAGGTTATGAGAAGAAAGAGAATGATGACTCTACAGTTTATTTAGGTCGTCTGGGCTCTTCCTTTATCGGTGAAGAATGTATCCGTAAGATTTGGTTTGACTGGAGAGGCTTCAATAGAGAAGGATTCCAGGGCCGTATTCTCAGGCTATTCGGCACAGGTCACTGGCAAGAAGACCGTATTGTAGAAGATTTACGTCGCGCTGGTTATACCGTCTGGGAGAAACAAGACGATGGTAAGCAGTATCAGTTAATTGATGAAACAGGTCACTTCATATCTAAATTAGACGGTGTCATTAAAGGTGTGCCGGAACATGAAGACCAAGCCCATATTTTAGAAATAAAGACTCATAATAAGTCTAGTTTTAACGGTGTGCTCAAGCATGGCGTATTAAAGAATAAACCTCAGCACTATTCTCAAGTTCAAATAAGTATGAAGTTGTCGGGCCTCACAGCATCTCTTTACGTGGCCGTATGTAAAGATGATGAGCGGTTCTACATTGAACGTATTGAGGCTGACACCCATCATCAAGATCAATTACTCAAGAAAGTAAAGTCATTATACTCGGCAACCATGAGGCCCGCAGGCATCAGTGATGACGCAGGTAGTTTTGGTTGTAAGTTTTGTTCAATGAAAGACGTCTGTGTTAGAGAATCTGAGCCACTTAGAAATTGCCGCACCTGTGTTATGGCTCGTCCTGACCCAGACGGTAAATGGTTGTGCCAACTACATCATCATAACTTAGATGCTGACGCACAGCGTGCTGGATGTGAGGAGTACATTGCATTATGATTACAATAGGAATTGACCCAGGATTGGGTGGAGCGATTGCTTTCTTAAAGAACGGTAAGTATTATGCTCTTGAAGATATGCCGATAGTACTTAAAGGTTCAGGTGTAGTTAAGAATGAAGTAAACCCAACAGCGTTGAAATCTTTCTTACGAGAGCACGTGCCTGTTGAAGAATACCCGTTTGTTGCATTAGAGCGAGTGAACGCAATGCCAGGACAGGGCGTATCATCGGTGTTTAGTTTAGGTGACAGCTTTGGCACTGCAAGAGCGTGTGTTGCTGCCTGTCATTATGAGATGCTTTACGTAGCTCCTCGTACTTGGAAGAAACACTTCAATTTAACTTCTGATAAAGAGATGTGTAGAGCCGCTGCTATTAAAATGTTTCCTGAAGCTGAACTTCACTTGAAGAAACACGTCGATAGAGCTGAAGCCTTATTGATGGCTCGATGGATGTTTGAACAGAAATATTAGGGGAATAATAATGTCAAATAAAAAGATGATAGAAGTAGATGAAGATTACTTCAAGTCTATTGAAAGAGATAGCTACATGTTACAGTATCTTGATGCGTGTGGTGCTCCATCACTGCCAGTATGGGATGAAGCTAAAGCCATGTTTGATAAAGAACATGAAGAAGAACTTGACGGCTATGATGATGCCAAGGATGTAGGCTATGACTACTGAAACGATCACAATACCGATAGAAGAATATAAAGAGCTTTTATCTATAGCTATTATTTACAAAGAGCAAGGTCTTCCTCCCTTAGGAGAAGATACTCGCCCCAAAGACTGGGTTACGCTGGGTCTTAGCCCGAGCACCGTGGTTGAAGATCTGGATCTAAGAGGCTTTAATAAAGACCATTGGTTTAAAGGAACTAAACATGAGTGAAAGACATCATTACAAGGTTAACTATTTTTCTGAAACTGACGCAAAGACGATACTTAAACGTAACCAGCGACATGAAAAAGAAAGAGGTCGTAAGATACTTAAAGCTCGTGCTGGAATAGTAGATCATTTAGAAGCTAAAGCACTCGGCATGACCGTAGAAGACTACCTAAAAATGATAGGTTAAAATGTTTAGCTTGCCTTCTTTAATGTTTTACCGTATAGTATAATTCATAACGTATAACTGGAGTAATAAATGCAACTTAGACCATATCAAGAAGCCGCTGTTCAATCAGGAATGACCGCCATTTCTTCTGGCCATAACCCTGTCCTACAATTAGCTACAGGCACAGGTAAATCAGTCATTATAGCCGAAATGGCCTGTTATTTCAGGCTCTTAGGTAAAAACGTCTGGATACTTACTCACGTCCAGCAGTTGGTTAAGCAAAACGCAAAGACTTACAAAGAATGGTCAGGTAATGAACCTGCTATTGTTTGTGCAGGCTTAAACCGTAAAGACACAGATGGTATGGTTACTTACGGCACTATTCAAAGCATGAAAGGCGTCTTAGCTGAGATGGAAGATCCTGACATCATTATTATTGACGAAGCCCATAGGGTTCCACATAATGCTGGTGAAGCCTCTTTATACGGTAGTATTTTAACACGGTTTAGCAATGCCCAACGCATTGCCATGACTGCGACACCTTGGCGTATGGATAACGGTATTATTTACGGTAAAGGTGAAGAATTCTTCTTTGATAAGATAGCTTACAATTACAATGTAACAAGAGCTGTTAAAGACGGATGGTTATGCCCGTTAGCAGGTGTTGAAACAGCGATACAGTTAAATGTAGATGACATTACAGTTAATGGTGATTTCGTTCAATCAGAAGTAACTGAGGCGATGACGTGGGACTGGATAAGGTCAGTATGTGATTCAGTTAATGAGTTAGCTTCCAAGCGTAACTATATTGCCGTCTATTGTCCAACTATTAAAGCCGCTCAGTTCACAGCCAAAGCTATGGAAGTTACTGGAAGGAAAGTAGGTCTCCTGACTGGTGACATGAACCAAGCCGAAAGAGATAATGTGTATAACAGTTTAGCTGATGGTTCTATTTCAGTTATATGTTCAGTAGATATGATTACTACTGGTTTTGATTTCCCTGCTCTTGATTGCATCGTCTGTTTACGACC